TTACTTCCTTCCATATTATTGAAACGGATAACCTAGATTCCAAATCACTAGACTATACCTTACTCCTTTCGTTACTGGTTTAACTCTATGCCAAACAAAACTAGGAAACACAACAATAGAACCTTTCGGCAATATTTCTGTGCAAGTTCTAGGTTCTCTGGGTTTATCAGGGTCTTGTTGTCTAAAATCAAATTCTAATTCACCACCCTTATATGTTTTAGGATCAGATAAAGTAACTGTTACTGATAATTTTCTAATTTTTCCTTTAGTTGGTCCTTCTTCTGCATAAGGTTTATCCCAACTATCACAATGCCAATCGTAATATTGACCTTTTTTATATTTAGTAAATTGGCAAGATTCCGACCAATCCCAAAAAAAATTCCACCCTGCATTTTGATTAGCAGTACGAACATAAGGTTGAATTTCTTTATAAATCCAACGATCATTCATCCAAACGATATTAGAATCTCTTTTCTTTTTTAAATCTTTTAATTCTTCTTTTGTTAAAGGTTTTTTTTTTAAATCTCTATCCCTTCCTAAACCTCCTGTAATAGCTGTTACTTCTCTTTTTTTTTCTGTCTTTCCATATTGAATAATCATATCACAGATTCTAGGAGGTAAAGCAGATTGAAAGTACCAAAAATAATTAGATAAATTCATAAGTGGTAGTTAAAAATATATTTAGTTGTTTAGATTGATTGGGAGTAATAAAATATTTTTGAGTGCTAGGGAACATCACAAAGAAATTATTTTTCATAGGGATATGCCATGTTCGGTTGATTCTACGATTATCATTATATTCAATTATCATATCGCAGGAGTCTTGTCCAACATCAACGCCATATACAAAGGTATAATCTGGGGAGTTTTTTAAATTTAAAGGTTCTATGGTATGTCTTAAAAAAGATGCCTGATTCGGCTCATACACATTTCCCCAAATTAATTTAGGAATAAGAGCTTTATGATAATCTAAATTAAAAAAATCTCTCATGTGGTCTTGCAACCAAGTCAGAGGTTGTAAATAATCTATTTTATAATCTAAATAAGTATAGTCTTTGGAATTATTACTAATGCGATTAGCAGTAGCATAAGATTGAATAATTTTATTCTTGATTGTATTTCTTTGAATTTCAAATCCTTTGGGAGTTTCTATTTCACCTGAGTATAAATCTATTTCTGATAAAACCACCTTTTTCATAAATTATCTATGCTCTAGTTTTTTTATCCCAAGATTTAGTGGATTCGTTCCATTCGTAATGGTGAGTAGCTTGTTCTTCCGCTGATAATGCAGGTGCATCTCCTGCTGGAGAAACCCATCTAGCTTCTGCAACATTCAAAGTCCAACTATCGTAAGGTTTTTTACTAATGAAAATATCATTATCTTCATCGTAAGTCATACCAATTCCTGCGTAGTTTCCTCTAAATGCTTTAGAGTTATCGCCAGAACTGTGTGTACCACCGCTTGTATTATAGGAAGTTCTTTTCCAGAATGGATAGTTGTGTATTCTTTCTAAAAATTGTCTGCCAACTTCTTCATCTTCAATGCCGTCAGCATTTTTACAATCTTTATCAGCGACTACATGAACTGCTGCCACTTTAGAATTTATTCCTATTTTTGCGAAATGTGCCATAATTGCCTCCTTATATTATATTTGTTTTAAAAAGTAAATCCATAATTATTATTGATATTTATATCGTACCATCACTATACCAGATCCACCACTAGCACAGAAAGGAGAACCCATAAAGCCTCCACCGCCACCACCAGTATTGGCTGTTCCACTTGTTGCCGCAACACCTGGACCTGCTCCATCTCCTCCACCTCCATCTGCTCCGCATCCTTTAATTGTAGGAGTACCACCTTGTACTGAACCTCCTGCACCCCCTGCAAAATATCTTGTACTACTTACTGGACCTGGAGTTCCATAACTTGGAGCTGTTGGACCTATAGCTGCATCTGCAATATAAGAACCCTCACCACCATCAGCACCATAAGTACCTGGACCTGCTGCTTGACCTACTGCTCCAGCACCACCACCGCCACCACCTTGTCTATGATTTGGTGTACTTCCTGGACCAATACCTCCATCGCCTTGTCCACCATTATTTCCTTGTGAAGGACTTACAGGTGGAGTATTTCCATTTCCTCCAGGCGTTGCTCCAGCCGCTTGATTACCACCTCCGCCACCTGATCCTCCATCTGCACCTGGATCATTTGGATAACTTCCTCCCCCTCCGCCACCTGCGGATGTAATTGTACTAAAACTTGAATTTGAACCACTATTTCCTGTTGAACAAGGACCACCAGCTCCACCTCCTCCTACAACTATTGGATAACCTGCTATGGTAGCTGTAATTCCTGTAGGATTTGCTAAAGGTGATGTAGTGGGTGCTGGTAAAGATAAAGCGTTAGACATTCTAAATCCACCTGCTCCACCTCCGCCTGCTCCGCTTCCTTGACCTCCACCTGCTGCACCGCCTGCTACAACTAAATAATCCATTGAATTAACAGGAGCTGATCCTATAGCAGAAACACATAAAGTTCCATCAGCTGTAAAAATATGAGTTTTATAATCTCCACAAGTAACCACCGCATTACCTCCTGTGGCAGTTATAAATCCTGCACCTGTAATATTAGTATCTCCTCCTTGTATAGATTGCCAACCTTTAGTTCCATCTACATAAATCATTGTTATAGATTCTGCTTCGGTAGTTAAATCTGCGTCATAACACTTTCCATTTATTTTAGATGAGTTTCTTCCTAAAGTAACCTTGTTAGTATCCCAAGTATTAGCATAATCTTTTAATGAAACTATATCTCCTGCTGAAGGACTTGCAGGTAATGTGACAGTAATTGTTCCTGCTGTTGTATTTATAAAATATCCATTACCACTTACCGCAGTTAATGGAGATGTTTTCGCTGTCGTACACCAATCTACTGTTCCTGTTCTTCCCATTCCTGAAGTAGATGCTCCTGAAGCTATTGCCACAGTTTTTCCACTTGCTCCCAATGTAATTGTTGAACCACATTTGGAAACTAATGCACTTCCGCATGAATCTTGAATTGTATTTACTTTAATTGTACTTGCCATAATTTAATTCCTAATTTTGGTATTTATATCTTAATATTACGATACCTGAACCTCCAGCTCCACCTGATGATGAAGGTGGGTGTCCTGCACCACCGCCTCCGCCTCCAGTATTAGTCGTTCCTGCTGTTGCAGGACTTGTAACACTACCAGCTCCCCCTCCTCCAGGTCCTCCTGCCGCAGCAGAACTTGTACTTCCTCCTCCACCACCTCCAGCATAAGCTGTTGGCGTAGCCGATATTGAGCTAGTTGTTCCAGCTCCACCTGCTCCAGCCGTACTTGGGGGTGCATTTCCACCTGCGGCACTTGCTCCACCGCCACCACCTGCTGAATATACTGGGGGAGTACCATACATTGTACCACCATTAAAACCTTGAGCAGGACTAACTGGTGGGGTATTTCCAGTTCCTACTGTGCTGGTATAAAGATTTGAAGAACCTGCTCCTCCTCCTGAACCTCCAGGTTTCCCATTAGCAGTAGAATTTCTATAACCTTCTCCGCCACCACCTCCACCTGTTGAAGTTATTGTACTAAAAATTGAATTACCACCTGGTTGACCTGATTGATCTGGTGACGGAGGTGCATTACCAAAAGGTCCACCTGCACCTACTGAAATAGGATAAGTTTGAACTGATACTGTAAGACCATCAGGAGCTTTAAGAGGACTTTCTGTATATGGATCAGAGGTACATTTACCTTCTCTATAACCACCGCCTCCACCACCTGCTCCAGCAGCACCTGATCCATAATCTCCACCTCCACCCCCACCTCCAGCAACAACCATATATGAAACTTTAGTTGATCCTGATGGAGTTCCTGCGGCTGATACAACAAAACACCCATCACCTGTAAATTTATGAATTTTATAATCTCCTGAAGTTGATTCTGTTCCCCCACTGGCTGTTATATATGCAGGTTCTCCAGTTACATTTGATGTTGAATCCATTGTATTTTTCCAACCTTGAGTTCCATCTACATAAACTAAAGTGATTGATTGTCCTTCAGTTGATAAAACTGCATTATTAGTTCCACCATTTATTTTTTGTGAATTTCTACAAAGTGTTACATTATTAGTTTGCCAAGTTGATTTATAGTCGGCTACTGAAACAATATCACCAGCAGTTGAACTTCCTGGAAGTGTAACTGTTACTACTCCACCACAAGTGTTTACAAAATATCCTTTTCCTGTCACTGCTGTGAATGGTGATGTTTTAGCAGTCGTACACCAATCTACTGTTCCCGTTCGTCCAAATCCTGATTGTGTTGCTCCACACGCTAGTGTGACTGTAGTTCCACTTTCACCTAAAGTTAAAGTACTCCCGGTTGAGTTTGTTACTGTATTTGATTTAATTGTACTTGCCATAATTTAATTCTTATTGATATCTATATCGTATTATTACTTTTCCAGAACCACCATTACCAGCATTCGCTCCTTCTCCAGCGCCACCGCCACCACCTCCAGTGTTAGCCGTTCCACTATCAGCACATCCACTTGTATTTTTTCCATCTGCTCCTCCTCCAGCTCCACCACAGCCACCACTTGTTCTTCCTCCACCACCTGCACCACCAGCCATTGTAACTCCTGAAAAAGTTATTTCTGATGGAGTACCTGCCCCTCCATTTCCACCATTACCTGAGGCATCTCCATTAATCCCAGCCGCTGAGGCACCACCACCTCCGCCACCTGCTCTAGTAGTTGGACCACTCCCAGTAGCATTACCACCAGCAAATCCTTGATCTGGAGTTGTTGATGGAGTATCTCCTGCTCCACCAGCACCTGCTGTGCCTCCACCATTACCACCACCTCCGCCAGATCCACCGGCTGTACCTTGTCGGCAAGAAACTTCTGAACCTCCGCCACCGCCGCCATTGGCTGTTATTGTTGAAAAAACTGAATTATCACCATTAGTACCATTTACATTGGGTGCGGGCGCTCCACCTCCGCCACCACCCACTGTAATTGGATAACTTCCTGGACTTCCTGAAACTGTAACTGCGTTTGTTGGTGCAGAAGCTGCTAAAGGAGAAGCCGTATAATTATCTACCGGTGGATTTTTTCCTTCTCTATAACCACCTGCTCCACCACCTCCTCCATCATTTTCTCCACCGCCACCACCACCAGCTACCACTTGATAAGCTACTATATTATTAGCAGCTTCAGCTGAAGCTGCTGTAACGGTAAAAGTTCCATCTGCTGTAAAAGTATGAACTTTAAAATTACCACAAGTAGTAACAGTATTACCGCCTGTTGCTGTCAGAAAAGACAAACCTGTAACATTTGCAGTAGAGTCGTGAATATCTTGCCAGCCTTTAGTTCCATCTACATAGATTAATGTAACCGATTGATTTTCTGTACTTAATGTAGCATCATTACATTCCCCTCCAATTTTTGAACCAGCTCTACCGAGCGTTACCGCATTATCATCCCAAGTACTGGCATAATCTTTTAAAGCGACAATATCACCTGCACTAGGTGAAGAAGGTAAAGTAACCGTAATGACTCCCCCTGTTGTGTTTATAAAATATCCTTTTCCACTTACTGCTGTAAGGGGACTTGTCTTTGCTGTTGTACACCAGTCGACTGTTCCAGTTCTTCCAAAACCAGACTGACTAGCTCCTGTTGCTAGTGTGACTGTTTTACCTGAACTACCTAATGTTAAAGTAGAACCGCATTGAACATCAACTGTATTTACTTCTATTTTACTCATTATCCAAATAATCCTAGTTTGCCCATAATTCCTGCTGCGCCTGTAGCTCCCGTTAAAAATTGAGACATCGGGCTTGCTGGAGCTGCTGGTGGTGCATATCCGACTGTTTGAGTCGGGAATGCTCCTGGTTGAATCTGTGCTAGTTGTTGACCTACTAAACCTAATTGTGTGAATGGAGCAAACTCTGCTTCTCTAGCTGCAATTTGTGTTGCATCTAATCCTGCTTGTGCATAACCTTGTTGAGCTTGACCCATTGCTTGTTGGTAAGTTCCTAAACCTTGTTGAGCTTGTAAGTCTGCTGCTCTTCTTGCTGCAGCATCTTGAAATCCTTGTTGTAATAATTGTCCTTGAAGTAAATTTCTATTCATATCACTACCTCTTTGGTACTCAGCTAATTGTACACCTTCTCTTCCACCACCAAAAGCTCCCATTTGAATTGCTTGATCTCTAATTCCTTGTCTGTTAATAGCAGCTTGTCTATCAAACTCTTGCATCTGTGCATCAATCACCTGTTGTTGATAAGGTGACATATAAGCTTGAACAGATCCTGGTACTACATCTCCTGCAAGTTCAGCTCCAGGTCCTACTAAAGAACCTAATCCTGCTGCATCGGTAACTGCTCCTGTTTGTAAAGCGTGTTGCGGTGCAACTTTTGGTGCGTAAGCTGAAGTATCTATCCCTGTAAATACTTGTCTCGTTGTACCATCAGGATCAGTAACGGTTTTAAATCTACTATCAGGTACATTACTTGCTTGTAATTTATCTAAATGTTTTAAGAAGGCTGTTAGCGAACCTTCTAGTATTGGTGATGGTTGTGTTATCGTTGTTGTTGTTGCCATTAAACTCTTGCCTCCAAATTGTGCATTAAATCATACATTCTCTTCGCGCCTCTATTAACGCTTCCGCCACCTGCTGCTCTAACTGCATCAGCAGTCATTACAAATTCATTTTTAGAAAGTCTAGCTGGTACATCATCAGCTCTTTCTTTTGATCCCATTGGAATCATTCCTCCACCTCTATAATCCATTTCTGTTCCTTTTGGTAAAACGCTCATCATTCCACCGCCAGCTCTACCTACTCTTCCACCGTCTTTTAATCCTAATGATGCTAACGCATCTAAAATAGTTTCTTCAACGTGTCCTGCTGCTTCCATCGCAGATCTGATTGCTACTCTTCTAGCATTGTCATCGTACCACGCATCACTACCCTCTTCGAGTCCAGCGTTATAATCGTTCAACGCTCTTCGCGCATCGGCCATAGCTAAGTCAGCTGTACCTTGTGTAATGGGTGTTGCAAAGGCACCTAACGTTTCTTTATTCATTCCCCACGCGCTAGGGTCTCTAATTGTTTCACCAGCGCCTGTTAAAAATTCTGCGGCTTTGGTAGCTCCTTTTAAACCAACATTTTGTAGTTTACCTAAGGTTCCAATATCACTAGATAAATTTAAAGCATTTGCTGCTTCAAGATCAACTGGTAAATTTCCAGCTCTAACTAAATTACCTGCTTGATCCACACCTGAAACTTGCATTCCTTTTAAAGTGTCTGCTGCTCCTGGCGCAGTTAACGCACCTTGACCTGCTGCAAGTAATGCAGATAATCCTGAAAATTCTCCTTCACTACCTTCTTGGGCTAATTGCGAAGCTATATTAATACCACCTGTTAATGCACCTCTTCTTAAAAGAGCTCCTATGCCTGAACCACCTGCCATTCCTGCGGGTAACATATAAGGTGCAAACGCAGATAGGTAAGGTAATGCCGGTTTGATCTCGTTCGGTATGATCTTATCGAGTACTTTTGAAATTGGTTTAGTTAATTTTTTTAGCCAGCCCATAATTATCCTTTAATGTCTTGAAATAGCAAGTGCGCGACGCTTGAAAAAACGCTGTGAAAGAACAATTTACAAGGTTTTTTGCCAATCGTCAACATTTATACGTCC